TTTCTTTGCAATCTGGACAAACATTTTTAGATACGGAAATCCACTTTAGGCTTTGCCCCATTTTTCCAGTTCTGCGGAATGCTTGATTAATTCCTCCAATAAGTCCTCGTTTAACGGCATTTTGGAACTCACCGAAGATTCTACCTTTGGACTCAAAGTCTCTGCTAAGAACCCCAATAATCTGTTGTTCATCAAGACCACTTCGTCTAAGTCTTTGAATTTCTTGTTTAATTCTTTCAGATAAGACTCGTATGTCGAAAGACATTCCAGAAGTAACACGATTAAGGATTTGTCTATCTCTTCCATCTAGTTTTTCCTTTCCATTTGCCATAAGTTACCTCTTTTTAAGTGTTTTATACAATAGATTACTTACTTCTTCATTGATTTATTTACATCGTCAACAAATTTTTTATCGATTTCTTTTTTGTTTTTTACTGTTGTAGTGATAAATTTTCTAGCAGGTACACTTACAACACTACCACCTTTTCCAGAAACATTTTTAACAAATTTTGGTTTGTTTTTAAACTTAGCAATTTTACCATTGACAACTAAAGGTTTGTATTTGGGTGTAAATCCCTCATCGTGATAAAACCCATATTTAAGCATTTTTAGTTTACCTTTATCATTTCTAATGCTATTATATAGTCTACCACTAGCCTTTAAAGGTTTAGTTCCAGATACACCATTAATTTTTCTAATTTCTTTTGTTGAATCTTTAAGAGGTTCTAAGCCTTTATCGATCTTTGCTTTTGATGCCTTTGCTGATTCTGAAGAATAACTTGATGCATATTTTTTAGTTAAATTATCTAAATCGTTATTTAGTTTGCCAAAGTCAAAGTTAGCTGATATTTTTAATTTCACTCCAAAACTCCTTACCTAGTTTTTTAGATTCTAAATATCTATCTATGTTTTCTGATATGGCACGCTCAACTTGTTTTTCGCCCCACTTTATTGGATCTTTAATAATATTTTTTAGCTTACCATCAATTTCAAACTCAACATTATTGATCTTGTCTAGCTTGCTCACGGAATCTATCAAAGATTGAGTCGCTATTTTCTTGCTCATTTACATTCCTGTTTTCATCTATAATTAACTGAGCCTGTTCTATTGATAAGTCTTTGTTATCACGAACCATTATTTTAGCTCTTGTAATTAAATTATTTTTAATATCAAAATCATCTTTAAGTATTTGGTCTTGAACAGTTTTAGGATATTCAACTTCATAAAAATCAACACCAAATTCATCGGGTAATGATATTCCATTATAGCTTGCAATTGATTTTTCTACATCATAAAAATCTTTTTCATACATTCTCCACAAAGCTATATCATCATAATAGTCTTCTTTTCTATCGAGGTCTTTGATCATTAATGAAATTCCACTCGGCACTTCCCCTCCAGATTCTGCAAATTGAATAAAAAGATGGTTGTTAAGTGCTACCAGTTCCATTTGGAATTTAATATTTTCAATAGCCTCAACAATATTTCCTTGTGGACTTGTAATGTTATAAACACCTTCTTCACCCATATCTAAAATTGTATTTGAACCTGCCCTAAGTAAACTCTGATCTGATCTTATTCCGTTAACCCACGGCTGACCAAACATATTAAATCTCATTCCCAAGTTAAGTTCTGTTAAGGCAATGTTTACTTGCTCGTTACAATTTACAATATCAGTAGCACCCTCAACAAAAAATGAATCTATTTGATCTTCTCTATGTGTAAAAACAAAAGGAATAATTCCATAAGGGTTTTCAAACTCACTTACGATTTTTCCTTCTTCATTCATTACACCATATTTTTCAGTATCCCAAAACTCCCATTGTAAAATATCCGTGTTTGATAAATCAGCCGTACTGTTTAAAAGTGGATAAACAATAGAGGTTGGTTTGAATGGGTTGTCATCAAAGTAAACTTCAAAGTAGTAAATTGGTCTGTAATCAAATACACCATCCACCCAGTAAACTCTGTTTGCTACTGTGCCTAAAAGCCTTGTCATCCTTTCAGAGTGTTTCATTCTAACATCTTTAGATTGAATTAAAGACTCATATTGCTCTGTTTGATTGCCAACATTTCTCTTTGCACCTAATGTATAAATTCTGCTAATTTTATTTATGAATTTTTTTGTAAAGTTGGTTAGTGTAGGTGGGATTTCATTAAAAGCATCTCCAGTAAAGTATTCTTGTATGTACTGGTTCGTAGACATACCACAATAGTAATTTAAATACTTTCTTATTTCCTTTCGCCTTTCATAGGACATCATTAGCTTTGTTTCCATTAAGTTGCTTTTTATCATATCTTCAATCATCTTTTGATCCTTTTCATTTCTTGATTTTTCATTGGAAACCTATTAATAATAAAATACCTAAAACAATCATTCCCGTGATCGTGGTATCCATCTTTAATTGGTTCTTCTTTTATTGGCTTTCCATCTTCTGTTTCTGGGTATCTATACTCTTCAAAATCTTCTATTATGTCTGTGCATTTTTTGTCAATGTGGACTCTTCTAACTCCATCGGCAGTTTCAAAAAATCCCCTTGTGTACGCAACGCTATTGACAATATTTCTACTTACTCTATCCCTAGTGGAAAGAATCCTTATTCCACTTCTTCTAAATATTTCCATATCACCTGCACCAGTTTGTCCTTGAACATTAGAACCTGCAGGGTCACCATAATACGAAACTATCGGATAGCCTTTTGTTTTAATCATCTTGATTAAATCTTCTGTTTTTATATTTTGTTTATGTAAGATTGTATCAAATATTCTTATATGCTCTAAGTCATTATCCCAAAATGTTTGCAAGAACAAAACAGCAGGTTGTCTGTATCCAAAGTCTATAGAGCAGTATGTTGGTAGATTTGGATCGTATGGAAAACTGCCAGTATCTAACTCTCTGTTAAAATTCCAAACTTTACCTTCAAATACTGAAAACTCAGCACCAAATTCTTGCCCAAAAAGCTCTTTTGACATATTTCTTTTTCT